ATTAATAAGACGTAAAGATACACTGGGACACATAGATTTTATGAGAGGTAAGTATTCGGTAATGAATCGCCAATATATAATAAATATGCTAAATCAGATGACTATAGATGAAAAGTCAAGGCTGGCTACAGAGACTTTTGAAACATTGTGGAATACAGTCTGGGGTGAAAATACATTGTCCGCGCAATACAAGAATGAAGAAAGTAGTTCATTTGAAAAATTCTCTATGTTACGGGCAGGAATCAAGATAAACAACGATTATTATACGTTGGACGATTTGATAAAACAAAGCAATGAAAATGAAAACTGGATCGAACCTGAGTGGGGGTTTCCCAAGGGTCGTCGGAATCACCAAGAGTCTGACTATGATTGCGCGACACGAGAATTTTACGAAGAAACGGGGTATTCGGATAAAATGTTACACAATATACAAAACTTAATACCCTACGAAGAAATTTTCACGGGGTCAAATTACAAGTCATATAAGCATAAATATTATATTATGTATATGAGTTATAAAGATAGTTTAGTGCAATATCCATATGAAGAATCGGAAGTAAGTAAATTAGAATGGAAAACGTATGGCGAGTGTGTAAAATCGATTCGCCCATATAATTACGAAAAACTCAAGTTGTTAAAAAAACTAAATACTACTCTTTCAACCCTTGTTATATATTGATTCGCCCTTCCATAGTAATTTATAATAATAATATATACTATTATGAATAAAAACACCAAACCAAATGTATCATATGGTGTAATGGGTGACTGGATTAGAAAGTTAACGAAAAGTGGGCAGGAAGGTGTAGATATGAGAAAATCATTACTGAAATTGGTATTATTGAGCGGCATTCTATTATTTTCATGCATAACCGTATTACGAATCGTGCTTTCACCTGGAACGGCTGATTACAATATACAAAAATATTTTTTTGTCTATACTCTTCCTGTTATTTTGTTATTTGGACTAATATTAAACATTGGACAAAATGAAGACACGGGTAAGATGTTTATGAAAATAGTAGGAATAATCATATTAATCACTTGCGGTGTATATTACTATGCTACAACAAGTGATTCAATCTTGAATTTTTCTCTCCTGTCGAATTATTTATTCATGACGTTGATTACAATAATCGGTCTAGCGATTACTTATCAAATTTTAATTGATTATATGGTCCGGTTAAAGGGGTGGCCTGGATTTATCGCACAATTGCTATTTTATGTTCCATGTGTGATATTAGATGCATGGGAATATATTGTAGCTCAATTTCAACTAACACCTTATTCCATCTATTTATTTATAGTATTGGAGATATTACTAATTATAGTGTATGCTTATTTACCTGAAATATCAAATAAAGTCGCAGGTATGGATGATGCAATTCAAGGGGTGGATAACGTAAGGTTTTTAGATGGAGGAAAAAAAGTGGTTATCAATAGTGACGAGTTAAAAGTTCCCAAAAGCTCGCAGTCCGATTCTAATGTGGATTTACAGGGTAATTATCGAACAAATTATGCTGTATCCATGTGGGTATATGTGAATCCCCATAGCCCGAACGATATAGCATATAAAAATGAAACAGAAATATTCAGTTATGGACACGAAGATAGTGAAGGAGTTCAACATGTAAAACCTATGATTCGATATTACGGAGGAGGAGACAATGACCAGGTGATGGAGAGAAATAAAATGGTTTTTTATTTTTCGAAATATTGCAAGGAAAATGGTGACCATACATGTCCAGAGAGTGCGCAAAATAACGGTGAACACCCGTTTTATGACGTAACGTTGACGAATCAAAAATGGAATCAAATTGTGTTGAATTACAATCGTAATATTGTTGATATTTTCGTAAATGGTGTTTTGGAACGTTCCTTTACAATGACGAATAATATGCCGATTTATAATGACCTTGATACAATAACAGTGGGTGATGACGTTGGAATAAAAGGTGGTATATGCAATGTAGTATATTACAAACACCCTTTATCAAAAGAACAAATAACACTTTCTTATAATTCCAAAATGAGCGCAAATCCTCCCGTAGCATCAATCGCCGATAAATCATCTTCATCGTAATATATTTGTTGAAATAGAACAAACTATTTTATATCGTCATTTTATATAATCATGGAAACTACAACTATTGTTTTAGCTATAATTGTAATTATCTTAGTGTATGTGTTATATGCATATTTTGTTAGTGGGTCATCTGTGATAAGTAAATCCGCAAGTTTGAAAGAAGGTGGTAATTCACCAATTACAACAATCAACAGTGGACAATCGACACGTTATGCCTATGGTATATGGACGTATGTAAATACTTGGGATTCTACACGTGAGAAAACTATTTTTTCACGAGATAATAATATTCGACTATATTTAGCGGCAAATAAGCCTTCATTATATTGCACAATTACATGTGTAGGTAGCGACGGTTCCTCATTAGAAAATCAAGATCTATTGATTACAGATAATTTCGCAGTTCAAAAATGGGTTTATGTTGTGATTAGTTCTGATAATACTATTATTGATGCATATATTGATGGTAAACTGGTAAATTCAACAAAATTACCCACATCACCCAATCAACCGGGAACTGCTAAGGAGGTCCCTATAATATATGGTTCCGGTTGGGATTGTTATGTAGCAGGATTTCAAAATTGGAGCAATCCCATTGGTCCCCAGGAAGCATGGGACAATTATCTATCCGGAAACGGCAATACAATGTCTCGGTTTTTTGGAAGCTATTCTTTGAATCTAGGTATATTGAAAGATAACGTGCAACAATCATCATACACAATTGATATGTAAATAATTGAGATATAGAGCAAAAAAAGATGTTATAAATATATAACAAGTATATTCTTATAACAATGAATCTACCCCCACCAACAGCAACAACCAATCTCGATTCTAAGATTCCCGTCGCAGTTGCAGAAGCAATCGACAATACATCAGATGGATTCTCATCGGCTGCATCAAATGTCTCAGATAGTATAGCAAATGCTTCCACTTACGTCGAAGACTCAGTATCCTCCTTTGGAGATGCAGATGTAGTCGGAACCAGCACAGACTTTTTAAATTCCAATACATTGGTAGCAAAGTTTTGTTTTATCTTATTGGTTCTAATCGGTTTTATGATCCTGGTTAATTTAGGAGTTAAGATTATCGGATATTTCATGAAACCAAAGGGTAGTCCCTATTTGATATCGGGCACTATGAATGCTGCGAATGAAGTTATTATTTACCAAGACCCAAAGAATGTTAATTCAGTACCTATATTACGGTCAAATAATCAAAATACGGGTATTGAGTTTACATGGTGTTTATGGATATATATTAACGATACCGCGCCCAAACCCCAATATTCGGTTATTTTCAATAAAGGAAATGCTAGTTATGGAGAGAATGGTCAAGCAACTGTAAATAATGGACCAGGACTATATTTGGATAATTCGGGTAATAATCTCGAAATAGTTATGAATACAGTTGCTAGTTCAAACCCTGAAGAGTCTATTACCGTTAAAGACGTCCCTCTTCGCAAATGGTTTCATTGTGCAGTTCGCATTGAAAATACTGCATTGGATGTCTATATTAACGGAACCATCGTATCTAGAAACATTTTACAAGATGTGCCCAAACAAAATTATCAGAATGTAAACATTTGTAAAAACGGCGGATTCAATGGTAACATAGCCGATTTACAATATTTCGACAAGGCGCTCAGTATTTTCCAATTAAATAATATCGTATCTTGGGGGCGTAATACAAGTGCAGCAAATGCCTCAGGGACCGCAGATGCGACCGGTTTCCCCTACTATTTATCAAATCTGTGGTATTCGTCAAACATATAAGCATCCATGTAAAATAATCAAATATTAACTATCTATATAAAGTAATATTTGATGACCGATATTTCGGCAAACTTTTTATTAACATGCACAAATCAACGGAAACAACGACAGCAATTCTTTTTACATCAAGCTGGAGCTGAGACTCGATACACAGTTGTGTCTCCATATACTTATGATGCTAGTGGACGTTTAATATACACCCCCAAAGAGTTAGATATGCGCCGAAAAGCGGAGATTTTAAAACATCAAAATACGTCCAATAACTATTCGGGGAAACGAAAATGGGCTTATCTTGCGAGTTCGACAAATACAACGCGCGCATGTCCTACAATATATAAATTAACTCCAAACACGTCTTCTGACGTACCTGGTAAACCAATGATGCTATCTAATAATCCAAATGTTCCACTATATAATTACAAACCATTGGATACATTAAGATTCGCCGAGATTCCATATGATAACTATAAACGTTTATATGATATATTTCCTATTACAAATATTAATGCGGCTAATGGTGCAACTGCTATTATAACCGATATTGTTATTCTGAATCCCGACAATAATTCCTTCGCGTTTGGGTTCACTATTCCCGTTTCAATCACATACAGTGCTACCTTTCGAGAAGTGTCTTCTTTTGCTATTAATTATGCGCAATTATTTATTCAAAGTGTGAGACTAGATGTTTTTTATAGTGATTCTTTGGTAGCGGAGGTAGATGCATTATATAATGAACAACCACTAATATCGAAGGACTTAATAATATCTGCAGCGAATATCACATTAGATGTTCAAAAATCGAGCGCTGGACCCATAAATTTAGAGCAATATTTGGGAACTATTTACATACCTGCTGTTAATCTTCAAACAGTTACACAATATGTGTATAGATGTAAAATCACTATTAATATAGGATATTCTGAATATTCGCTTGATGTGTCTGGTGGCGACGCTTATCGTAGTAATATAGATGGAGGTGATATAACAAATAGTTATCCCAAAGATGCTACATCGCTAACTGATGTTAAATACGGTGCAATTGCAAATATTGAATTACCCGATAATAGTATTTCTAATTCTACAATGACTATATATCAAGCAAAGGTAGATTCTGAAGGAAATCCAATTGTTGATTCGACGGGTAATGCGACGTTTAAGGTAGTAGAACCAAACGCTATTAAATATATTCCATTTGATATCTCAGAAACCGCTACCAGTTAATTATGATAATAAGTTGTAATCAAGTTATTATCTGTTTACAAACCGCTAATAAATTCAGCTAATGGTTTTAAAGATACAATATTTTTTTCACCCGATTTACTATTGGTATTAATAGCGAATTCATTGTTTAGAATATCAATCATATGTTTTACATGATGATAACCAACGCCATCTTCATTTTCGCGTAAAATTTCTATATTTGTAGTATCATATCCTAACCCTTTCACATTATTTATCACTTTTTTTTTCATTTGTTCTAGGTTGCGACAGTGATAATGAACCAGACATAAATCGGTTAAAACAAAATTTGTTGTTTGATAATGATTACCATGGTCAAGCTCTCCTGTCCAAATGCGTTTGTTAAAAAAGGTTTTCGCCATATCGCGATAATCTTGATACAAGCCGATTTCCGATTCAACCGTTGCGCGTTCATAACCAACATCATTACCATTACTTATTAATGCATTTATATAATTTGTTTTAAAAATGGTTGCTGATTCTGGTAATGAATTAAAATAATTTTTTGTGCGAAATGGAAGTATCTGATTGGATTCTTTATCATAATATACTACAAATTCGTCAATGTCT